CTCTTGGAACAACAAATGATGATGGCCGCTCAACAACAACAAGCACAACAACAAGCACAACAACCAACTCAACAAGAACAAGATGCAACGACCCCTAACTAAAAGACAATTTGATATGATGCCATTAGAGATGCAAAAATATCATACTATGATTGACCCATTTTTAGCACAAAGACTTAAAAAAGGTGAACCATATAATTATAATAATTATAAAGGTATTCCGTGGATATACAGAGCCTTAGATAAAAAAACACCAACAACACAAGCTAAAGAAACTATAAAAACAGAATCTAATTTTTATAATGGTAAAGAAATATTATATCCAACAGTTCGTATGCAAAATGGTAAATTAAAAAAAATGAAATCTAAGGAAGCGTTTGAAGAAGCTATAAGACTTAAAGATTATATTGAGTTTAACAATGGTGCAGAAGCAAATGCTTTTGCTAAAGGTCTTAGTGATTACATAGGTAGAATGAGAAATGAAAAATTTTCTGCTACAAGTGATAAGTACGATTATGGTACTGCAAAACAACTGAATTATAAAAAAGGCGAAGATGGTCATATGCCAACAAGAGATTATAAAACAGGTAAAATATTAAAAGGCACAAAACACAAAACTTTTTCAAAAGCAATAAACCAAGATTTTAAAATGGGCTATCAATTAATGAAATCTGGTAATAGGTATTATACAGAAAAAAATAGAAGACAATTAAGAAAAAATTTAAATAAAGCACAAAATGAATAGAGAAGATAGATTAAATTACGGAGGGTACGACCCATATATTTACACTCAAGCTAAAAAAGGTAGTTATGAAAACAAAAGAAAGCGAAATAAAAAACATAAATAGTCCTGGTTGGGAAGGCTTAGATGCCACACCTAATCCAGACATTATGATGCAACCAACAGAATTAGATAAATTGTATTTACAAGTTTTTTCTTCAATAGAGGGAAAAAAATTACTTGCTCATCTTAAAAAAACTTATTTGGACATTCCTACTTGGACACCGGGTTATGAAAGTTCATTTGGGTATTTTAGAGAAGGGCAATGTCATATAGTCCGTGAATGTTTAACAAGAATAAGGAGGGCACAAAATGGACGAGAATAACACAACACAAGAAACTAATCCAATAGAAAACCCAACTCAACAACCACAAGTTGACGAAGTTAAAGATCAAGGAATGCCTACAGGTATTACTGAAACTCTACCAGATACAGATGAGGAAAATGTTGAATTTGAAAAACCAGATAACTATCCAAGTAAATTTTGGGACGCTAATGAAGGACCAGATGTAGAAGGTTTAGCAAAAGCTTATACAGAGTTAGAGAAAAAATTTCATAATGGTGAATATAAAGCACCAGATGAATATAATACTGACTTTCTTACAGAAAAAGGTATTGAAGCAGATGACCCATTGTTAGGTAGTTATGTTGAATGGGCTAAAAATAATAATATACCACAATCGGCTTTTGAAAAACTTGCAAACCAATATGTTGAAATGGGTGAACTAGAAAATCAAAGCGAAGAAGATTTTATTAAAGATGAAAAACAAAAGCTTGGTAGTAATGCCGATTCAATTATTAATAACACAATACAATGGGGTAAGTCATTAGTTTCAAAAGGCGTACTTACTGATGATGATTATTCTGAATTAGAAAATTGGGGCGGTACTGCCGAAGGTATAAGATTGTTAGGTAAGTTTAGACAAATGATGGGTGAAAAAGAAATACCAACTACATCTGTTGTCGGACAACAATTAGACAAAGAAGAGTTACAATCTTTAGTTGCAGACCCACGTTATGGTAATGATATGAAATACACTAAAGATGTTGAAAGAAAATTTACAGAAGCATTCCCAGATTAAGGAGGTTATATGATAACTTATATAATTGTATCTAGTTTATTGTATGTACTTTTCTAATGAGAAGTTACAAAGAGATATATAAGAAGTACCATTCTTCGCCAAATAAGATTAAAGAGAGGTCTAATCGTAATAAGGCAAGAAGAGTGCTTATGAAAAAAGGTCTTATAAAAAAAGGTGATGGTAAAGAAGCAGACCATATTGATGGTAACCCAAAAAACAATAGCCCTAGTAATATAAGAGCAATATCTCGTTATAAAAACAGAGCCAAAAAATAATTGTCTTTTCATAAAAAATGCATTAATATGAATATGAATTCATAACCCTTTCTTGGGCGGATTTAGTTAAGCAATGGCTAGATCAAAAATCTAATAACCAAGGCGATAAAACATTTAATATTAATCTTTGTAAAGGAGATAAATTATGTCCACAGGACTATCAAATGCTTTCATTACCTTGTTTGAAGCAGAGGTTAAACAAGCTTATCAAGGGGAAGCAGTATTAAGGAACTCAGTTCGTATGAGAACAGGAGTGACAGGTAGTGTAGTCAAGTTTCCAAAAGTAGGAAAAGGCGTAGCACAACAAAGAACTCCACAGACGGATATTGTTCCACTTAACACGGATTTCTCGCAAGTCCAAACTACATTGCAGGATTGGATCGCTGCAGAATATAGTGATGTATTCAACCAGCCCAAGGTCAATTTTGACGAAAGACAAGAGCTGGCGCAAGTAGTGGGAAAAGCGATTTCCAGAAGAGAAGACCAACTTATTATAGATGTTATGGACGCGGCTACACCAGGTGGCACAGTTGCTAAAACTGTTGTTACTTCTGGTTCGGCTACTGCCAGCAACTTAAATGTTGGGAAAATTATAGAAGCGAAGAAGTTACTTGACGCGGCTAACGTGCCGCCGACCGACAGACACGCGGCTATACACGCCAATAACTTGGCAGGTCTATTAGGTGATGAGAGGGCAGTATCTTCTGATTTTGCTTCTATCAAAGCTTTAGTAGGCGGTCAGATTAATCAGTTTATGGGATTTACGTTCCATATTCTTGGTGATAGGTCAGAGGGCGGGCTAACAGTTTCGTCTAATGACAGAAGTACATACTTTTACCATAAATCTGCTATTGGTTGTGGTGTAGGTATAGCACCTAAAGTTGAAATTAACTATGTGCCGGAAAAAACATCACACTTAATTAGTGCTATGTATTCTGCAAATGCCGTGGTTATTGATACTGAAGGTCTTATTAAAGTAACCTGTGACGAGTCGTAGGAGGTAAATTATGGCATTTTCACGAGATGGTTGGCAACCAATAGGCGGACAGAGTAAAAGAGGTAAAGCCCCAATGATGTGGTCTTACACTACTACTGACGCTCTTGCCACAGTAAATACTGCTAACTATTTTAATTCTGTAAATGCAGAAGTAAAAGTTGGCGATTTAATTTATGTTCACGATTCTAATACACCTACTGCTTCGTTAGTTGTTGTTTTAAGTAATGACGGAACGAACGTAGATGTTTCAGACGGAACTTCTCTATCTGTAGCAGATAGCGATTAATTTATAGGGGGCTAACGCCCCCTATACTAAAAGGATTTTTATGGCACAAGGGGACACACAAGTAAGCATTGTAAATCAGGCATTAATTTTATTAGGGGCAGATACAATATCAAGTTTTACAGATGGTTCTTCTGCAGGCAATTCCTGTAATATTATATATCCCAAGGTTAAAGTAACAACTCTAGGAATGTATCCTTGGAGTTTTTCTTTAAAAAAGAGTGAACTTTCTCGGTTATCTACTTCACCAACCGCACATTATTTATACCAATATTCCCTCCCCCCAGGTATGATTAATTCTGTGCCAAGGTCGGTTTATGCAAGTAGTGACCGAGGTTCACCAACTATTAGAGATTATGAAATACAAGGACAAACATTATTAACTAATCAAGAAAAAATTTTTGTTGACTTTCAACAAGACATTGTAGAAGCAAAGCTACCTGTTTATTTTGTACAACTCTTAGTATATATGTTAGCTTGGAATTTAGCAGAGCCAATTACAGACCAAACAGAAAAAGGTAATTATTATAAAACTATAGCACTAGGTTCTATTGCAGAAAATAACCGAGGTGGGTTTTTTAGAACAAGTATTAATTTAGATGGAGCAGGTGAATCTTCTCCTGTAATCGCACAATATTTATTAACAGAGGTTAGAGATTAATGTCTAGGATTATGCAGTATCAATCCTCTTTCACTATGGGAGAGTTTGATCCACTTATAAAAGGTAGGGTAGATATTGCACAATACACAAATGCATTAGACAAAGCGACAAACGTAATTTGTATTCCGCAAGGTGGTGTAGAAAGAAGACCGGGCACACAATTTTTATTAGATGTTACAGATACTTTAGGTACAGGTATTGATGCACAAAATGGCATAAGACTAGTTCCTTTTGAATTTTCTACAAGTGAATCATTTATGTTGTGTTTTGTTAAAATTTCTACAGGTGCATCTAATAATGTTCGTATGTTTGTTTTTTATGAAGGTAACCAAATTCTTAATATAAATAGTGGACCAGATTATCTACCAATATCTTTAGGTAATATTGATTTAGATAGAATGACGTTTACACAAAGTGCAGACACATTAATATTAATACACCCAGACTTAGCACCGACTTCTGTGGTTCGTGGTGCAAACAATCAGAGTTGGACAGTTGTTCCTATAACATTGGTTTCACCTAAATACCCATTTACACCATCAACAACAGAACCTTCTGCTAACATTACACCAAGTTCTATTGATGGCACGGCAACAATTACCGCATCTTCTGGAATATGGACTACAGATATGGTTGACCAATATATACAAGTTAAGAATGGTTTTGGTAGGGCTAAAATTATTGAATATGAATCTGCAACAAAAGTAAAAACAAATGTTGAAGTACCTTTTTTTAATACTAGTGCAGTAAGTTCTGGAGATTGGGAATTAGAAGAAGGTTATGAAGATGTATGGTCGTCATCAAGAGGGTATCCTAGGTCTGGTACTTTTCACGAAGGTCGTTTGTATTTCGGTGGTTCTAAAAGTTTACCTTCTGCTTTGTTTGGTAGCAAGGTAGGAGATTTTTTTAATTTTAAAGAATCAGAAGGGCTGGACGATGATGCGGTGTTTAGTATCTTATCTAATGATGCGGTCAACGGCATAACCGGGCTACGTAGTGGGCGGGATCTTCAAATATTTACAACAGGTAATGAATTTTATGTTCAGCAGGCAGAAGGTGACCCAATCACACCCGGCAATCTCACAATTA